TGGTATTTCGCGAAGATGTCCGCCGCGCTCATACCGACCCCCACACCCGTTTCGGCGGATCGCGAGTTCGCATCCGGCTTTCGATTGTTCGTCTGATCCACGGCACCGGATCGGCTGGACGCGCCTCGCTGGCAGCGTCGATTGCCTCAAGCACGATCACGGCTTCGTCGTTCGCCAGCTTCAGCCAGGAGCCGATGAGGGTTCGCGCCTTGGGGGCCGGCATCCCAGTCATTGCCTCGACGGAAGTTCTGCCACGCTCGAAAAGATCGCCTCGAAAATCTGTCGGGGCCGCTTGCGGCGCAGTCGAAGGTTTTCTCTCGACCGTAGGGAGAGAGATAACCTGAGAATGTTCTGTATCTGTCTCTGTATATGGGGGCGTTGCAGAACGTTCCTGCAACGTTGCATCACCGTTGCGCTTGGTCTCTCGGTGCTTGCGGGAACGTTCCGTGCTGCTGTCGCTCTCAAATTGGCGCTTCTTCCAAGCCCCAACCTCCTGCCCCTCGATCATTCCAAGCTCTTGCATTGCCTGGAAAACCTGATCGATGACCGTCGCCGGCTCTCCAAGGACAGCGGCAACGCGGCGTGAAGTCGTATCGAAGCGGCCACCGTCATTGCACTCAGCGGCGCTCTCAAGAATGGCGTGCCATGTGGCGATGGCAACAGAACGAGAACACCCGACAATGACGGCCACCTCGGCCAGCTTGTCGTCCTTCACCGTTCCGGAGTAGGCGCGATACCAGCGGCTCATGCTGCCTCCCACGGAAGGATCGAAACGCAGGCGCTCGCGATGCCGGGGGTGCGCTCCACCACCAACTTGTGCAGCAGCCTGTCATCTGGCGTGATCTTGTGCTTGACCATGAGGTCGAGGACGGCCTTGGCGCGGTTGTCGATGTCGCCTGGCGTCTTCTCAGGAAGACGAATGATGGCCTGATAGGGACCCTGGATCTTGCTGGGCCGCTGTGACGCTATCGCCCATCCGGCCTCCTCAATCCACGCCTTATAAAGCGCCGTCTTTACGCGCCCGCGACCGGGAACGTTGCTGAAGCACATGTTCAGCGATGGCGGGACGGGAACTGAGAAGGCCGTGCCATCCATCAGGCGACCTCGTATTCTTCTGTCGCTGGGTTGAAGCGCAGAGCCCCATTGGCGAGCAACGCCGCAACGCAACGGTTAAGCGAGCCGTGAATCTTGAAGTGCGCGCTGTCTGATGCGCACACGTGGAGATTCTCAGGGCGATTGTCATCCTTGACGCAATTGATGTGATGGACGCGCTCGTTCTTATCCAAGAAACGCCCAACTACCTGCTCTGCCACAAGAACATGCTCATAGACGTTGCCGTGGCGGTCCATGCGAGGGTGCTTTAAAACCTTTACAAGGACGTGATGGCCACCGCTGTCTCTGTGTTTCTTTATTTTGTTCCCAACAACGTCAAGGCGCTTTTGCTTGGTTCTGCACACCATAGAGCAAAACGGCCTATGACCCCTGCTGGCGTTCCCCGCCTCCTGAAGCATACGCATTCCACAGCACGAGCAGTTCTTTGGCAGGAAGTAGCGAGAAACTGGACGCCCGCGATATTCGACCTCCTTGCGGAGCTTGCCGCCGTCGATTTCGACAAAGCCAGGCCACTCAATTGACGGAGACTGGCCTTGCTTCAATGCGAAGACACGCTTTCTCCCATTCACCCCCAAAGCACCGGAAGCGCCTGGATCAATACCCATCACCACACGGTCACGCATGAACGCGCTCCCCGTATCGGTCATAGGTGTTGAGCAGATAGAGGATCGTCGTGTGATCCCGCTTCATCCGCCGCGCCACGTCGTTGAGGCTGTATCCCTGCTCTCTGAGGTAATGGCTAATGCGGGCGCGCGCCTTCACGAAATGTGCCTTCCTGACCTTGCAGATAACGTCATCGGCGGTCACGCCAAGGTCGTTGCACAGAGCCTCAACGAGAACCTTGAGCGGCGTCTTGAGAGACGCGATGTCAGGCACCGGACCCATGACAACGCGCACTGGCCCGATGGGCTCGGGATAGTGGCGAAGGTCATAGAGGCTGCGACGGCGGGCGGCAGGCGGCATCATCAGACGCCGCCGAACCTCGGAATAATGCCTGATCAGAGATTGTTCGTTCACGTCTCGTCTCCGATCTCAGGTGCGACCCGAAGGGCCATGCGTTCCGTCCACACCGCGAATCTGAGCCCGCAGCGCATCAGCAGTCGGGCCGTAGAAATCCGCGTCGATGCGATCCAGGCGGCCCATGAGGCGCGCAACCGTGTCGCGAAGTTCCTGAAGCTCATTGTTCGCCGCCTTCATCTCAGCCTTCGCTGTGCATTTGCGAAGCTGGTCCAGTTCCTCGACCCTGACCCGAACGCGGCCATCCGCGTGCCAGACAGAACGTGCTCGGCTCCATTTCCAGCGCAGGCGATTGGCGGCAGTCGTGATGCGGGACTTGACGTTCTCGCCGTCCCTAGCCGGGGCGACTTCCCGAATAAGCCGGGCGGCCTCTAGCGTGGCGGTTGTCACGATACGCACTCCTTGGAATGACGACTTCTTGGCGGACATCTCCGACTACTCCTGTGGTGAGGTTTGCTCACCGAACAGGAGGCGACGGAGGCCACATGGAGGACATCAAGACCATTCTCGACCGGGTGCTTGCTGGCGTTGGCGAGATGGTTGCTGAAAGAAAAAGCAGCTTCATTCACGAAGCCGCAGTTGGCGTGCCTGGGGAGGTCCGCGACCAGCGGGAGGGAAGGACGGTCGCTATTGAAGGCACGCGGGAGAGCACATCGGCGGGAACCCGCCTCCTGCCAGTCGTTTCTCAGACAGGAGGCGGAAAGAGCCCAAAACCCGGCATTGCCGCCGAGAGTTGTCTTCACCGGCCGATGAAGGGCGGTCATGCGATCACCAGTGCGGCGATGCAGGCGAGAATGGGGAGGCCGATCACCGACACGGACAGCCAGAAGTGATGCACCGCGATGTGCTCGGCAGTGTCTGCGGCGCGGGTGAAGCCGTTGGCGAGGCGGTCGATCATGACGAACGCCTCCGGTCCAGCCATTCACAGAACTCATCGACGCCGTTCAGGAGCCAGATGCCGGCACCGACGCCGGCCACGAACACGGTGATCTTCAACTCGGAGATGGCGGCCATGGCGCAACTTCCGGCGAAGAGAGCGATGCACACGACAATCCTGCCCATCACCGCACCGCCCATGAACCGATGACGCAGCACAGGCCGAACAGAACCAACTGCACGAACAGGTTCGGGTCCATCACAGAACCCCCGTCCAGAAAAGGAAGATCAGAGCAGCCGCAAGCGCGATGCAGGGGCCGAATGCGATGAGGTGGACGGTCCAGTCGTCATCGTTCATCGCCTACCCCCGGTTGAGCAGGTTGCAACGAATTTTAGATAACGCCAAGAAAACACTAGGGATTCACCGGATTGCCCAAAGGCACGCAACAGCCCGTAATACCGCCCTCGCATAGCAGAGGGGGAATTGATGCTATCGTTGCAGTGCTTCGACACGCTGGCAGTTCGCGCAGGTATCCACGCATTCATCATCACGTATGCCCGCACCCCAAAGGGGCGGAAGAAGCTGCTGGAGGCCATCGCGCTCTTGCAGGAGCACGCGCTGGCGTCGCAGATCACGCCCATCTCGGGACAGCACAAGACAACGCCACGGCAGCGGGAAACGCTGGTCGAGGGCCAGATGTATCTAGAAGCGATACGGGACTTGCTGGACGGGGGCAGGGTGTAAGTCATGCCTCAAACCCGATGAAGTCTTCGTGGCTCAGTGCGCCGCCAGAGGCTGCGACGATCTTGCCGACAACGGATGCAGAGGGATTGGAGCGCTGACCGTTCAGCAGCATCGAGACATAGGACGGGCTAAGACCGGCACGCTCGGCAATGGCCTTAGCCGTGATCCCGTTGCTCTTGATTTTCGCGGTCAGCGCTTTCATGCGCCATTTATAACCGGGAGTGAAATTCACTGCAAGTGATTATTTCACTGAGATGGGATGGAGCCGCGCCGTGATTCGTTGGCACCATGGCCACATGGTCAAGAACGCGCGAAAGCAGTACCAGCCGACCTTTCTCCGGGCATGGCGGAAGCACCGTCACCTGACGCTGGAGCAGTTGGCCGAGCGCGTTGATATGAAGGCCAGCGCCCTGTCCATGCTTGAGCGCGGACAGAGCGGATACACACAGCCGACACTTGAGCGGCTGGCCGAAGCGCTGAACACCGATCCCGCGTCGCTCATCATGCGAGACCCGTCCAATGCGAACAGGCTTTGGTCTATTTGGGAACAGGCACTTCCGGCGGAACGGCAGCAGATTGAGGCTGTCGCTGATGCTCTTGTTCGCACTCGCAAGGCCAGCTAGCGCCGATCAGCTCGTTCTCGGCTGCACCTTCAACGCTTTTGGTAGCGCCGACCAGCTCCGCTTTACCCTGGTGTTCAATCAGGCGACCCCCAACGTCGTGACCGTTGTGGGGAACAACGGCTCGGCGGAAGCTGCCACAATACGGACTGCCGACGTGCTAACCGTAATCGAGACGACGCGCCTTGGTGTGTCCTTGATGACAATCAGCATCCTGTCCGGGCAGGTCTCCGAGGCGACCTTGACACGCCATATGGTCATTGGAAGCCGTTCCGTCCGGTCGATGTTCACCGGCTCCTGCCCCGTCCAGCGCTGAAAATAATTCACCGTCAGTGATTTTTTGCTTGCGCTAGTATTTCACTTGTGGTGAAGTGCCTCCATCAGATCGCAGATGGAGAGCGACATGCCCCTTAGCCGCAAAGCGATGATCTCGGTCCTTACCGCGATCCAGAACAGCCCCGAACATAGGGACCGCGACATCCTGACGTTCTCCGCGTTCCTCGATGACGCGGAACTCGGCAAGCACATCACCGACAACTTCAAAGTGCTTGGGCTTGAGAGCCGCCGCTATGCGCTCGAAGCCGCCCACCGCGCCGTCAACGCTGCCTGACGAACGGAGAGCGACATGACACTGACCCTCCCCACCCTCCCGATGTACCCCACGCACCGCGACTGGTCGGGCCTGAATGACGACCTGCGCCATCAGGTGATGCTGATCAGCGAGCACATGGAACGCTTCGCCGTTCTGGTCAGCGAGAACGCCAGCAGCAACGGCGGGCGTGTTCCGAGCAGAATGGTTCGTGAATATGTCTCCGATGCGCTTATCGCGGCCATCGAAGACATGACATCGGCAATTGAGATAAATCGCCAAGAAGCGATGGAGGCCGCGTGATGCGCGACGCAATCAATACGGACCGTTTCATTGTTCCGCCGTCTGTTGTCCTAGAGCAGCAGCTTCACATGATCAGGGACGACATCGAGAACATTACGAGACGGCTCCCGACATCTGACTTCTACCTCATTCGAGAGCATCGCAGCCAGCTTCGCGAGATTGCACGACTGGCCGCAGAGGCTGTGCAGAAGATTGACAGCAGAGAATGGGCCGGAAAATGACATCGCAAATTAGCGTTGACACGCTGAAAAAGCTGCTCATCTGCGACTTTGAAGCCGGGACACTCACGTGGCTTCCAAGAGATCGGTCGATGTTCAAGAGCGACCTGAGTTTCCACGCGTGGAATAAGCGATTTGCAGGGAAGGAGGCGCTCGCTACCAAGGATAAGACTGGGTATTTTTACGGCCCAATTCTTGGCAAATGGCACAAAGCCCACCGTGTTATTTGGGCTATGAAGCATGGGTACTGGCCGCCGCAAGAGATTGATCACATCAACGGTGACGGCACGGACAACCGACTAGAGAATCTTCGGGCCGTTTCGCCTAGACAAAACCGGCGAAATCAAAAGACGCCGAAGACAAATACAAGCGGCGTACTTGGAGTCTACTGGTGTAAGCCTGATAGAAAATGGAAGGCGCAAATTAAAATCGACGGAAGGAAGATTCACCTCGGAGCGTTCTCAACAATAGAAGACGCCGCCGAAGCCCGCGCAGCAGCAAATGTGAGATTTGGCTTCCACGAAAATCATGGGAGAGCCGCATGAGGACCGACATCGAAATCCCGCGCATCGAAGCCATTGCCGAGCGCCTGCGGGCTGAGTTCCCAGAACTGGCGGACGATGAGGTTCTGCGCTTCGACACCCTTGATGGTGAGGCTCCAGTCTCGGAAGTCCTCCGCCACATCGTCAAGGAAATGGCTGTCGCTGACGCCTTCGCATCCGGGCTTGCCGGGATGATCGAGGACATGGGCAAGCGGAAGGACCGCTTCGTCAATCGCGTCTCCTACTGCCGAGCCATGATCGAGCGCGTCATGTCCGCTCTGGGTGTGAGCAAGATTACGCTTCCCGAGGCGACGCTATCCATCCGCCCCGGCCAGCCCAAGGTGGTGATCGGGGCTGAGAACGAGATTCCCGCCGAGTTCTTCCGGCACGAAATCAAGCCGAACCTGTCAGCCATCCGCGATGCGCTGAAGGCGGGAACGGCAGTCCCTGGTGCGAGCCTGTCCAACGGGGCTCCGAGTTTGACGGTGCGCATGACATGAGCGGCGAGCCCATCAACGTGCTGGAAATTGCCGCCCGCAAAGGCTCGTTCGTGGTCGGCAAGGGATGGCGCAACGAACAATTGCGCCTGCGCTGCACCAACCTTGTTGCGGCTGGCCTGATGGTCAAGCGGCACGGCGAATACATCATCACCAGCAAGGGCCGGAAGGTTCTGGCGGAGGACACGAAATGACCCCCGAAGCCATCAAGGAACTTAAGAAGCCGCTTGACCCCAAGAACGTCGCCAAGCGCACGCAGTCTGGTCGCCAGCTTGATTACGTCGAAGGCTGGTTTGCCATTGCCGAGGCCAACCGCATCTTCGGTCACGATGCATGGGCATCCGAGACGGTGGACATCAGGTGCGTTGCCGAGAAGCCCCGCAAGATCGGCAGGGACGGCAAGGATGGCTGGGGCGTGTCCTACGTCGCCCGCGTTCGCATCACCGTTGACGGTGTGGTCCGTGAGGGTGTCGGCGCTGGTCACGGCATCGATGCCGACCTCGGGCTGGCCCATGAGAGTGCCATCAAGGAAGCTGAGACGGACGCTAGGAAGCGCGGGCTGATGACCTTTGGCTGGCCTTTCGGCTTGGCCCTCTATGACAAGAGCCGCGAGAACGTGGCTTCGGAACCGGCTGGCAATCCCGCCAGTCGCGGCGCGGGGGCTGTTGCTTCCCCGGCGGCTCCCGCGCCAGCCAATCCAAACCTCTACACAAAAGAGCAGCAGGCGTACCTGCGCCTCGCTCTCCCGATAGCCGAGAGGTGCGACGACTACCACGAGTTTGTGACGTGGTGGACCGGCGAAGCCGACAACAGGTTCAGTGCCTTCGTTGTCGAGGGAACCAAGGCATACGCCGATCTCATTGAGGGCCTGAAGCCGATCAAGGACCGGCTGATGACGCAGAAGCAGCAGATCGTGGATCCGGTGTGATGCCCTCCGAAAAGCGCCCCGTCTTTGTCGATCCTCGCCACCTTCAGGACCGCTGGCGTGATGGGCTGGTCCGCGTTGAAGTAAAGCGCCCGCGTTCCGTACAGCATAACGCGCTTTACTGGTCGCAGCTTCACGAAATCGTGGCGTCCGGCGCGACTAAATACCCCACCGCCGAGCACCTTCACGATGCAATCAAGGCGGAAATGGGGTATGTTTCGCCAGTATATCAGCTAGACGGAAGCGTTGTCTTTGTTCCCGACAGCACTGCGTTTGAGAAGATGACGCAAAAAGACTTCAACGCCTTCTATGAGAGGGCCATCGAATTAATCCAGACGCATCTTGGAATTGATGTGTCGCAGCTAGAGAGGGCAGCATGACAGACCGTTACGACATCGCAGTTTCCGAGGAAGGCCAGGACGGCAAGCGCCGCTGGCAGAACATCGGCGTCATGTTCCCGTCCAAGAAAGGCGACGGGTTCAACATCAAGATTGCCGGGCCGCATGGTGTGTCGTGGCTGTCTGCCTTCCCCGCCAAGCCCAAGGAAGACCGCCAGGGCTCCCGTCCTGCGGCGCGGGATGATGACGCGGATAGCGTGCCGTTCTGATGCGCCGCTCGCTTTCCACAAAGGCCCGCGCGGCACTGTTCCTTGACCACAAGGGGCAGTGTCACATCTGCGGCGGCCTGATCCAGCCGGGTCAGGCGTGGGAAGTCGAGCACGTCATTCCGCTGGCGCTGGGAGGCGATGACGAGCCGCACAACATGCGGCCCGCTCACGCCAAGTGCCACAGGACGAAGACGGCAGACGATGCGACGAACACCGCGAAGGCTAAGCGACGGGAAGCCAAGCACAACGGCTGGCGAGCCCCTAGCAAGCGCCCCATGCCCGGCTCGCGTGCGAGCGGGTGGAAACAGAAGTTGACAGGCGAATGGGTGAGACGATGAGCAGGGCACTAGAAGCGGCTGTGAAGGCTGTCGGGCGCGTTGAACTGTGGGATGGCGACAAGTGCGTCAACGTCCTCACAAAAGCCGCCATCCTCGCACTGAAGGAGGTGGTCAATGCCGGTTGAGGTTCGCTATCGGGGCAGAGGCAAGGCCCGCTGCATTGACGAGATCGTGGCGCAGTATTGCAGCTTTCAGGTCGAGCAACTGGACGACGCTAGCTGGTATCTCGGTGTCGAGGACTGCAACGGAGATTATTACCAGTTCTGGTTTGGCACCGAGAGCGGGCGCGGCAAGGTCGCGTTCACGCATCAGGAGGCGACGCCGGCCCGAGCCGCACTGAAGGAGGCGGTCAATGCTGCTAACCCCTGAGACGCTAGCCGAACGCTGGCAGGTTTCGCCGGCACTCATTCGCAAGATGCTCGCGAAGGGCGACTTGCCAGGATTCCGCCTTGGCGGGAAGTTGTGGCGCATCAGACAGGCGGATGTGGAAGCCATCGAATGCCCGACTTCAGACTTCAGCGGTTCCGTGGTGGCTGGGCCATCGCAGAATACACCAACGGACAGCGCACGTCCCGTCGTCGGCTTGAAAGCCGCGATGCAGCAGGCGCGGCGGCAGAGTTCAGCCGCCTAACGGCGCTGGCGAACAAACCGTCAGATCCGACAGTGCATCAGCTTTGGACCCTGTATCGAGAAGACAGGAGCGGTCGCGTGATTGCACAGAACATGGAATGGAGCGGTCGCGCCATCCTCCCGTTCTTCGGAGCGATGCGCCCTGCCGACATCACAGCCGGAACCTGCCGGGCCTACACCGCCAAGCGCCGGAAGGAAGGACGCGGCGACGGGACTATCGGCACGGAGCTTGGACACCTTCGCAACACTCTGAATTGGGCGGCCAAGACCAAGATCATCCCGGCCGCCCCCGACATCGAGCGCCCTGCCAGACCCGCCCCGAAAGACATCCACCTGACACGGGATCAGGTGAAGCGGCTGATGGACAACGCCACGATGCCGCACATCCGCACCTTCGTTGCTCTCGCCATTTCGACAGGCGGTCGAGCCGCAGCCCTCTTTGATCTCACCTGGGATCGCGTCGATTTCGCGCGCGGCCTTGTGATCCTTAGCGACAAGGAACGCCCCCGACCGATGAAGGGGCGCGCAACCGTCCCCATGAATGAAAGCCTTCGCCGCGTCCTTACGGAGGCCAAGGAGGCCGCTCGAACGGCGCATGTGGTGGAGTGGGCCGGCAAGCGCGTCAAGAGCGTCAGGACCGGCCTACAGCTTACCGCGAAGAATGCGGGCGTGCCCGATGTCTCGCCGCATGTGTTCCGACATTCCGCCGCCGTGTGGATGGCAGAGGATGGCGTGCCCATGGGGGAGATCGCCTCATTCCTCGGGCACAGCGACAGCCGGATCACCGAGCGCGTCTATGCCCGCTTCACGCCGCAGCACCTTCGTCGGGCGGCCAAATCCCTCGAACTGGATTGAGGGAGTGACCACAGGTTCACGTGAACTTTTCAGGGGTTCAGAGAAGATTTCTGTAGCGCAAACGACGCTGAAATGAGACACTAAACCATGAACACAGCGCAAACGATGGATGAACAAATGCCAATGCGCTCCCTTCACACGGGAGGGGTCACAGGTTCAATCCCTGTCGCGCCCACCACTCAAACCATTGAAAACACTAGCGTTGCCAGTCCCGATGAGGGAGTGAACGCGGGTTCTGCGGAACCCAGCGCGACACTAACGGATCGTTACGGGGCGGGTGTTGAAAAGACAGACGCCCCTTCCCCCTCCCGAGACACGCCGGGACGGGAGTGGCGAGCGATTGCGAGCGCGCCGAAGGATGAAACGTGGGTGCTGTTCTACCCGCACCACATGGTCGGCTTTTGGGACCTTGGTGGCAAGTTTTGGCGGCTGGTGCTGACCATCCCGCTCAACGACGACATGACCATATCGGACAAGCACGGCGGCATTTTTTACGAGGTCGCGGCGTCATCATTTGGGATGCCGGAGCCCACGCACTGGCTCTCGCTTGACGACCTTCCACCCACCCCTCCGCAGGAGACCGGACATGAGTGAGACGCGCTATCGAGCCTTTGTCGCGGCGTGGCCCACGAAACGGGGCGGCCTCTACCCTGTCATGGACACCGTGAGCCGCACCGCCAAGGACGCCCGCAGGAAGTCTGCCGAGTATTGGGATGACGGCTGGAATGGCGCGCTCAGGCGGGGCTGGCGCATCATCCCCGTCACCGTCGTTGTCCCCACCCCTCCCCACGGCGAGGAGGGGTAGCCATGGCTGACGCGACACCCTTCTTGCAGCGGCACTACGAAAGCGCGCTGGTCGGGCTGGCGTCGAAGGGGCGGCTTGACCCGCAGCGCCACGGCCACCTGCCCCCGCACCTATGGGAGGCCCTGCGCGTCGAAATGCAGACCCGCTGGCGCGAGGCGACCGGCGAGGAATACGCCACCCTGAAGATCGAGGCCCCCACCCATGACTGACCTCACCAAGCTGGCAGATAAGGTGGAGGGGCTGACGAAGGCGCAGTGCTGGGCGCTGCAGGCCATCTCCGAGCGTCCGGGCATCACGCCATCTAGCCTCGGTCAGCGCATGGTCGAGCGACCAGGCGTTGTCCGGCGCGGCGGCAATCAGTGGAGCCACCAGGGGCTTGGTCGGATCGGCGGAACAATGATCGCCCGCCTCAAGAAGATGGGGCTCGTCTCCATTGGCTTCGGCCCGATCACAGAGGCTCGCATCACCGACAAGGGCCGCCGCGCCATGGAGAACGACAATGACCGCTGAGATGCAACGGTGGGTTCAAGACGGTGCAGAAAATGGCTGGAGTATGCCGTCTGCACCTTGGTGGAAGCGCACCCCAATCATTCGGCACATTCGTGCCTTGTATCTCAACATCCAGATTGCGCGTCACAATGCCCTTTGGTCGTCGGTCGGGATGGTCCCTACCGGCCGGGATGAGTGGATTGTCTTCGGCATCTGGCACGGCAAGGAGCGGGCGCGATGACAATGCCGGATAGGATTTGGCTACAGCAATCCGCGACCGGACCTTTCAAGGTGCTGGAACCGCACGACCGTGAGTTTTATCGCTGCACCGAATACATCCTCGCCTCCACCCACACCCGCGCCATGGAGGCGCTGAGGGAGGCGCGGGAGGCGTTGGAACGGGCGCGCGAGGATATCGGCGCTTGGGGCGCATACGCTGGCGACTACTTCCAGGAGAAGCATGCGCTCCGCGATGACATCGAAGCCGTAACCGCCGCCCTCTCCCGCATCGACGCCATCCTGAAGGAGGACGCCGCCCATGACTGACATCAACACCGCCACCCGGATCGCGGTGGAGAGCGTCCGCGCTGTCGCCGACGTATTAGGCCCGGAACTCGCCGCCAAGGACGCCGAGATCACCCGCCTCCGGGCGCTGGTCGAGGAGATGGGGAAGGCGTTAGGCGACCTCGTGACCTTGAACGATGAGCACTCCCCGTTCGGCGGCGAACTCTATCATGACCGCATCATACGGACATGGGATCGCGCCCGCGCCACCCTCGCCAAGGCCAAGGAGCAGCCATGACCGAAGACCTGCGAAAGGCCGCGCTGGCGGCACACAACGACTACGCCGCAGCATTTCCGGGGGTGTGGACACCATCCAACTTTGACGGGCAGGTAATCAGCACGTTAAGCGCCCACCGAAGGCTTGAAGGTTCGCTCGCAAGGTTTCGAGACCTCGCCAACCCCGCCGCGATCCTCGCCCTCTACGCCGAGCTGGACAGGCTACGGGAGGCAGTGCAGGAGCGCGACGACCTGCTCGATAACGAGCGAGGCGGCCGGGCTGCCGCCATAGCCCGCGCCGAGAAGGCGGAGAAAGAGCGGGACGAGGCGCAGTCAGCCTGCACCGCTTGGCAAGGCGTCTATGAGTCCCTTGAAGCGCACTTGAAGGACAGGATCAACATGCGTGACGAGGACGACCCGTCCGCGTATCTCCGCATCCTTCACTCGTGCATTTCCGGCGTGATCCGCGACAGCCGCGCTATCGTCGCTTCTCGTTGGGCCGACGCCGACCGCGCAAGAGCCTCCCTCGCCGCCGTTACGGCAGAGAGGGATAAGCTAAGGGAGGCGCTGACACCGTTCGCGGGATACCTCGACACGGTCGCGTCTGACATCGACAACAAGGGGAAACCGCTACCAGACGATCAAGCCATGGGCTGGGTCTATCTGACCGTTGGCCGTTTCCGCCGCGCCCGCGAAGCCCTCAAGGAGCCCACCAATGCCGAGTGACGAGATGGTCGAGAAGGTCGCGCGGGCGCTGTGCCGTCTGCACATCCAGAACGTGGCGCGATACGACAACCCTCCGCCGACCGAGGACCGCATCCAAGCGGGCGTTGACAACTGCTGGCAGCACCACACGGAGGCTGCCCGCGCCGCCCTCACCGCCGCCATGGGGGAGACGGAGCCGGTGGCTGATGGCGACGAGGAAGCGCAGTGCTACCCTGTTCATCTGGCGTGGTCGGAAGAGGACGAGGCGTGGATTGCCACATCGCCGGACCTTCCGGGTTGCTGTGCCGTTGGCGATAGCCGTCACGATGCTGTGCGGGAGATGCAAGGCGCGATCTTCGCGTGGATCGACGCGGCCAAGGAAGCCGGGCGCTCAATCCCCAAGGCAACGCTCTCCAAGCCTCCGGAGTGGGTTCGCGCCTCCCCCTCCGAAGCCGCCATCAGGGCGGACGAGAGGGAGAAGTGCGCGAAGGTGGCGGAGCGGTTCCCTGCCGCAGGACACCGCACCGAGCACGGTTTCCTTTACGGCCCGAACACGAAGAACGCCATCGCCACCGCCATCCGCGCGAGGGGGGGGGGAGACATGATAAAAACAACGCCTTGGGATAGCGCCCACCACTTGGTCACAGACAGGGATATTCTGGAGTATCTTCTGGCGGCCATTGATGAAGATGACATCGCCCTCATTCGATATGCTGCGGCTAAAGCCAGAGCCGCACTTCTTGCAGCAAAAGCGAGGGGGGAGACATGAGCGATCTACGTGAGGCTATCGCAGCCGCGATCACCGAGGCGCTGGACGGAAAGCCATGGGATAATCTGGGGGCCGCAGACGCCGCTCTCGCTGCAATAGAAGCGCAAGGCGTTCGGCTGGTGTGGATGAAGCCGGCGGTTCTTCCGGGGCCGCAGATGCTCAGTGAAACCACAATCACCATGACCGAGCCGGCGACTGTCGAGGTTCGGCTAGGCGGGACGGGAGGCGGCGAGGGAGACTAAGCCCCGTCCTCGTTCCGAGGGTCAGCGATGGCGCTACCGCAGGGGCCGGCAGTGCTTCGTCTTCTCAATGAGAAAGTCGAGGTTGCGTTTGGCAAGGTCGAGGGTGGCGATGATTTCTGCAAGGTCTGCATCGTGGGCGATCTTGGTTTCTCCGTTCGGCATCTCACCGACCACAAGCACCTTGGCGAACCCCTGTTGAGACGCCCATAGGAGGGTCGTGGCTACGCTATTCTCCGTCACGGTTCCCCCAGATGCTCACACTCGCAACGCCACATCAGGCACGACCAGACGCCATGCGTGGGGCCTAGATCGTTGATGAACATCCAGCCTCGCTTTTCGAACTCGGGGATGCGGTCGAGAAGGACGTAGCGAATGTGTCCGAAGGTGCGGGGCATCATACGTTCACCCGATGGCGGCCAATCTCACCGCGCTCTGAGTGCAGGACAATCGCCTGCATGACTTATCTCCTGCCGTGAGATGCGTGGAAATTGAAGTCAGCGTTGGCCTTTTGGCGAGCCAAGATTGCCTGCTCTTTGGTTTCAAAGAGGCCAAGGCTTATCTCTTTGTTGTCGACACTTATGCGGGCGCGCCACTTGCCAGCCTGCTTGTGCAGCGAAACACCGTGAGCGCCGCTTGTGTTGTTGCTCGACAAACGGCGGTTCTTGAGGTTTTCTTGGCGCGAAACAGACCTAAGGTTCTCAAGCCTGTTGTCATCTCGGGTGCCGTTTATGTGGTCGATGTCCGCAGTTGGCCATGCGCCTGTCGCCAGCGCCCACGCGACACGATGAGCCTTATAGAGGGAATTGAATATTCTGCCTGTCAGGTAGCCATGGGCGTCAAGCGACCCAAGCGCGGGTTTCCACGCGAAACAAGTGTTCCATCTTTTCCAATGCCGCTCACTCGGGAACATTTCCAGCGGGCGCGGAAGCCAAATAAGCGACCCAGTTTCTGCATCGTATTGCAGTAGACGGCGCAGGTTGTCTATGTCTATCTCTTTATTAGCCATGGCGAACGTCCTGTGTTCGTGGTGGTCAGGGCCGAGCGGTGTTGCAAGCACCACTCGGCCCGTTCGATTCTAGACTACCCGTCCAGCATCGCAACACGAACGCGCGCGACTTCGCCAAACTCTTTGTGATAAGTGATGACCTGCATGGACCGACCGGAAAGAAACCCGGAATTATGGTGCCATGCGTCCTGTGGTATTGGAGCCTGATGGCTCTCCATGATTACACCGTTCCCCTCCGTCGCGAACTTGGAATGATGGTGAATATGGAAGCCGTGGACATAGCGGAACTTGGTCGCGCCCCAATCCTCAGCGCGGCGATGCGCCATGATTGATGCCATGTCCTTCAGCTTGACGGTGTGTCCGTGCGTCGCCCCGATCAGCACGTTCCCGAACCGGTGCCAGAAGAACAGGGACGCATCCACATCCACCGTTACGTTGGGGTCGTTCCGATACCAGGCAAGGAGGAAGTAGGCGACGGCAACGGCTGTGTGCGTGTCGTGGTTGCCGGGGAGAATGCGGACGATGACCTTGCGGGCCTTCCGCCTAGCCGCGTCGATTGCCCTGACCTTCAGCCGGCAGGCAACCTCAAGCCCCTTCTGGTGGCGTCCATCCACGTCTAGGACGTTGTTGGAGCGGGCTGTGCGGTTCTCGTTGTTGTCCGCATGTGTGAGGTCGCCACCGCCGAGGAGGATAGCCGTGTCGCATTCAGGGGATCGGCTGATGGCGTCTTCGATACCCTGCCCGATCACCTGCTCGGCAATCTTCAGATCCCAATTGGTGCCCGTCTCGCGAGCCCACGTCAGAAGATTTATGTGCCAGTCGTTCGCCGGAATGAGGTTTAGCAGGTTCTCGTCTGGGGACTTCGGAGGATCGACAGGAGGCGCGCTCGGCTCATAGTCAGCGAAGGCCGCCTTGATGGCCTCCACCGCGTCCAGAGCATCCATGCCCTCTCGCGTCTTCACCCACCGATTAAGCACCCTCCCCTCTGCATCGAGAAGCGCGCTCTCGCCTTTGACGACATGGCCGGGCGGCGGCTCATAAGCTACGCCAGCGGCAGGGCCTTGCTTGATCCACTCCCGTTGCAGATCGCCATCGGGGCCTAGCTGCGTCGATGTCGATTTAATCTCGAAACCGGGAAGGACTGGACCCGTTCCCATCATCCCCCTTCGCGCTGCTATCTCCACGCGGCTGGAAAGGGTCGTGCGGGGGATTCCAAGGATTTGCGCTGCCTTGCTAGCGCCGTGGGCCTTATGCGCCTCCACGGCTTTTGCAAGGTCTTCGTCCGTGGCGTAGGGAGGCATCAGCGAGCCGGCCCCTGCGGTTTCAGCCCCTCCACGATTTGCCGGATGACGCGCAAGTCACCCTCCATTCGCAGGAAGGCGTCCCGGTCTGTCTGTCGTTGAAGGCGGTCAACCTCTCTCGCGGTTTCGACCTTATCAATCCGCGCCTCCATGTTGCCGATCCGGCTAACGATGGAATCCACCTTGGATTGCAGCATCATGAAGGCAACGAGAATGCCCGCAGCGGCGCTCAGGAACGTGTAAAGCGCGGAAGGTGCGTTCAGCTTCCAATCGAACTTGACGCCGGGCATTAACCTCTCCCCAACATTTTACAGATTGCAGACGAAGGAACCATAGTGCTGATGCCGGATGGGGCAGGGCCGAACATGCCGGGGGCCGAAAAAAGGCCGACAGTGACGCCGACCAGACGCCCGCGAACATCAAAGACGCCGCCGCCAGACATCCCGCCCCACACGGTCAGGTCCATGACGTTGACAAGAGCCCATGGCCCGTATTGCGCCGCCGAGGTTGCGATTTTGCCCGCGAACCTTGCGAACCTCACCGGGCCGGGGCTGCCGTATGCAACGACGGGCGTGTCTGGCTTCAGAGCGCCACAAGAGATGTCTGCCGAGGGAAGCGATCCCCCCTCATAGGTGAGGACAGCGACATCATATTCTTTGGCAATCCAAAGAACCTTGGCGGGATATTTCTTGCCGTCTGCCGTTTCGATTTCGATTCCGGTTTTACCGTCAACGACATGCGCGGCAGTCAGGAGAACGTTGCCGCCGATGTGTGTCGCTGATCCGTGCGCGCCAGAAATAACGACACGCACCGACGCGCCCTGCATGTCCTTCGGAGTGCACGCGGCCAAGGACAGCGCAAAAGCAATAGCGACAAGCGCCAGGAACCATTTAAAGGCACGGCTCATGGTTTCGCCCCCTTTCAAGGTCGGCGCGCCAAATCAGCACGTTAAATTTACGGCAATCGCAAGTTGATGTCTCGGATTTTGCAAGCAAATAGCGCAGCTTCCCACAGCATAACGCCATTGTGATATTATCGCCTGCCGCGAATAGCGCCAGCAAGTGCTGTAATTCCCTGTCCGATGACATGAACGCCAAAGAACGAGAGCAGGATTGCGCCCTGCCATTCGCTGAACGGGTGGGGGAAGGCCGGGATGCGCCAGCCGAGCTTGAACGCGGTGTCCAAGCCAACAAGGTTGAGGTGCAAGACGAAGGGAGCGGCAATCAGAACGGTGATCAGCCGCATCTCCCAAAAGCCCGCCGTGGCTAGGCGGATTTCCTTGGCAGCGGCGCGGTCTGCCATCTGTCGTTCAATGTCCTTGATCGCGACATCAGCGATAAGCCGTTCGGTCTCGTTCGCAGCCTTCAGCCGGGCTTCATAGGCGCGGGTTAGCTGTCCGATAAGGTCGCCAGTCACCCATTTCAGGATCGCGCCCCAGAACATCACTCGCCCCTGTTGAAGGTGACGCGCCCGGACATGACGAGCCAAGCGAAGACGCCGCCGACAGCCAGGATGGCGAGGAAGGCAATCAGGCCGTAGGCGTTTTCGATGTTCGGGAAGGCCAGTCCAAGGCCAGCGAACCAAGATGCGACCGTCATCCAGAATGGCTTGCTTTCGGCGGCCGGAACTTCGGTGCGGTCTTCCTCGACTTCGGCAACCTCGCCACGCCCGGCAGGCCCGGTTTCATCGGGCAGGGAGCGCCACAGAGCGGCTTCGGCGCGGCGACGGCGCACAAGGCCCGGAAGGACTTTCCCGCCGCCTTTGGTCCACATCATGAAGGCAGCGGGAACCTCACTCATCCGCCCGGAATTGATGCGGCGAACGACAGTCGAACGAGCGAATGCACCAGTCCCGATGTTGTAGCAAAGGGACACGCAGGCATCGAACTGCCCCTGGTTCAGAGGCTTCTTGACTGCCGCCGAGACGGCGCGCTCATACTGCCCAAGGTCACGGATCAGCATGGCCTCTGCCTGCGTTGCCGTGATCCGCATTCCGGGCGTTACATCGGGCGCGCCAGCCGCCGAAGTATGGCCGTAACCGATTGTTAGGACGCCCGCCGCGCAGCGGTATGCGCTCAGGCGCAGGCCCTCAAACTCCTTGATGAGCGCAAGGCCCTTTGGCGAGGTTCTCATCGCTCGCGCTCCCTGATGTTCCGGTTCATGTCGAGGACGAAAAGGGCGAGCAGGCCAAGCGTGATCACTCCCGCCGCAATCACGGCAAAGTCGTGTGTCATTGGCGGTATCCGGCTATTGGTTGACGAGCCCAATCCGATGAATCAGACTCTCGCGGATGGAGAGGATCGCGAGACAGTTTCGGCTCTTGGTTGCGGCTGGCGGCGGTGTGCTGCTTGTTCTCGCGATCATCGCCCTTGTGACGACTCCGCTATGGGTGTCGCTGCTGGCCTATGCCCGCTGGATTGCGCCGTGGCCGTTCTGATCACGAAACGACAAAGCCGTAGATGTAATAATCAGCCGTGACCGCCGATCCATGCGCCGCGGTCAGTGACAGATAAAGCGCAGAGGCGGTCGAAACACCCTGCCCGTATGCGGCAGCGGCGATTGTCTGACCAACGCGACTATCCCCTGTGAGATTGGCGTACCCTTGTGATGCACTTATCAGCACGTCACCGCCTTTGGCTGTAGACGTGTAGACACCGCCGACAGCGCTACTGGCAGCCGCGCTCGCATTGACTGCCTTTGCAATCAGGATCGTGAAGCCCGTAAAGGTTCCGTGCTTCGTAAATGCTTGGTCGGCGGTCGAGTTCATGTTCGCCCCGGTGATCGACCAGAGCAGTTGCGCCATGTTCTTGCCACGGATGGGAAGAGTGGATGAAACCGCCGTGGAGCTTGCCCGCAGCGCCTCTAGCCCCCCGGTACGAAGTGCGACATCGTTACCGTTGAACCCCTCAATAAACAGGCCGGAGTTGTTGCCGTAGAGCAGCCCGCGAAGAGTGCTTGCCGAAAGAATTTCATACCCGCCGAAATTCCCAGCCGCCGGGGTCCCGACCGACATAACGCGGGAGATGCCGAGGACATTAGGCGCACCCGGCCCAAGGATCGCGGCTGTGGCGCTGGTGTGGCGAAGGCCACGGACAGCCGATAGGATCAGCGTGTCAGCCGTCTTGTTTCCGGCGAAGTTGTTGCTTTCTGAAAGCACAATGCCTGTCAGTGAAGCGGACTGCTCTTCGTAGCCATAGGTCTGAGTGCCGCCCGCCCCGAGCGTGTCATAACCGCGGTTGCCAGAGAAGACCGTGCCAGATGCGTTGTAGGTCGCGTCCTGATACCGGGCGACAATACCAGGAGAGCCGCTGGTCTGCCCGTTATCAATGCAGGTGTTCCCCTCGACGATGCCGTTTTTGCCGCCGAAGTCGATGCCGGCACCGGAATTGTCAAAGCACAGGTTGTCGCGAACGATGCTATCAGCCGCCCAAATCTCAATGCCGCCGCACTTGTAACCATTCACGTCAGTACCGACGCCCCCTGTGATGCGGTTTCCTTCAACCGTCACTTTGTAGGTGTCAGCATCCGCTTCCACAGTCACGCCGGCACCGAAGCCGAAATCGGTAACGCGGTTGCCAGCGACGATTGTGTTCGATGACGCGATGAGGATGGCAGAGCCATTACACCGATTGTCCTCGACCGCATTCCCGTAGCTCGTGCGCCCGTCGTGGGAAATGATGATCGCCTGATTGAGCGCGTCGTCCGTGGTGGCCCGAGTGATCCTGTTTCCCTTGATCACGCTGTCACGAAGGCCAGTGGCGACAATGCTGACTGTAGCCTGATTGGGGAAATTGCAGTCGAGTATCTTGATGCGGTCGCACGACTGAAGGCCGAGGGCACCGTGCGTCCCCGATGGGGTCTTGCTGTTCCAGTCAATGGTGAGGTCACGAACCTCAACGTCTGACAGGCTCTGGAAGTGAACAAAATTGTCGGTGGGAGAGTTGTTGTCGAGCTTCAGGACGGAGTTTCCTGTGCCAGAGCCGAGCCATTTCTGGTTGCCGACACCATCGATGGGAGAAGCCGACCCCCATAGAATTGTGCCGTCAGGGAAATGGATAATGGGCGCAGCGGCGTTGATTGCCGCTTGGAGTGACGTCGCATCATTGGTCGCGTTGTCAGCCTTGACGCCCCACCACGTCACTTGTGCGTTAACGCCATCCCACTGACGAACCCACGCGCCGGACGCACCAGACGTATCGGATGCCGGGGGCACGTAAATGGCCTGCTGCGTGTCGGCTGTCACGGCGGAAGAGAGGTTGGACGAGGACCAGCGGAACAGCCCCTCTCGCCCTGTTTCCACGAGATTGCAGACGGGGAATTTCGTTCCATCGACTGATGCGAGAGTCACGCGGGTTGTCGCTGATGTGGCAACAATACCGTTGGCAAGCTCCGTTTCGCCCACGGCCCCCGCGTCGATATTCCATACGGTGCCGTTGGACGAGACGGTGATGTCGCCCTTGTCGCCATCGGGGACCTGGGGACCCTGAGGGCCGCGCTCGATCACCTCGACAACAATCGTGTCAAGTGTAGGCATTCAGCTTGTCCTTGGGTTTAGACGCAGACGCTATTCAGTTGCTCGGAAAAGCCCGCCGTCTGGCTTGACCACGTGATTCCGTCTGGCGATGTCTGGATTGCCGCTGCGCTTACTGATCGATAACCGACAGCGACAAACTGGCTTCCGGTCCAGCAAACGTGTTTCATGTCGTCAGAGCCGGCTGTGGTGCGCCCGGTCCACGTAGCTCCGTCAGGCGATGTTCTAGCTAAAAGCGTTCCGACAGCCACAAATTGAGTGCCAGACCAGCAGACGCCATTGACGCCGCTTGTTGACCCGAATGTTTCAAAGGCCCAAGATGTTCCGTTAGACGACCGCTGAACCTTACCCGCACCACCGACTAGAACGTAATATCCGCCGCCGTAAGCTGCCCCGCGCGAAACAAATCCGGCTGGCGTGTCCCACCGCGACCATGACGAACCGTTGTAAAACTGAACGTCATCGCCGCCAGTGCCAAGGACGACACTGCTACCATTTGGAGCAAACTTTACGCCAGTATACCCACCAGACAGAGCAACGCTAGACCACGATACGCCGTCCGATGATTCAAGAACGCTTGTTCCGGCAGAGGCAAACCATTTCGTTCCGTTCCATGTGACGCCAGCAAGGTTAGTGCTGGTTCCTGATGTTTCAGTTGTCCACGTTACAGCGTCCGACGAAGACAGGATTGTTCCCCCCTCACCGACTGCTATATATTTTGTACCTGAATTGAACACGTCAAACAGGTCGTTGCTGGTTCCGCTTGTTCTTGTGGTCCATGAGGAACCTGTTTCCGATGTCGCAATTCTGCCGCCGTTGCCGACAGCAACGATCAACCCCGCCTGACGCGCAGCGGGGACGAACCGACCAAGGCCCGGAATCATCGCGAGCCCGGAACCACTGAGATGTGAATGTTTGAACTATCCTCGACGAAGTAGCTTAGAAGCGACGTTCGGGATGCGGTCGTGTCGATGGCGACAGCAGAACCACCCTGGAACTTGTAAACAGCGTTATAGGAAAGCGTCCAACCGCCCGTGCCGTTCTGCTTCACAATAATGACGCCCGACTGACCCGCCTTTGCATTGGACGGAGCGCCGAGCGTTCGGGATGCCGTCAGCGTTACCGTGAAGTTGATGCCGGTCGCCATATCAACGGCAATCGTCGCCGCGTCCGTCAATGTGGCTGGGGCGGCTCCTGCCCATACCTGGTCCGTAGACAGAACCTTGTCTGCGGTGTTCCCGAGAAACTGCGCTGTGGTGGCTTCGGGAATCCGCGCAATGTCAAACGTGCCAGATGTAACGTCAGCCGCAGCGTGATTGTGGGAAGCCGCCGCAAAGGTGCTTGTGGGCTCAACAGCAGCCGTCCCGAGGCCAAGGGCAGTCCGCCCCGTCGCAGCGTTCCCGGTAAGGACAGAGCGCCCCGTTGCGGTGCTGTCGGTGATGTCGGTTGCGACAATGCTGGATACGGAGCCGGTTGGCCCCTGCGGTCCCGTCGCGCCCGTCGCGCCCGTGTCTCCCTTGGAAGCAATGACGCCCCAATAGGTCGCGTTCGGCGGTGCCTGATTGGTGTGAGCCATGATGCAGATATAGGAGGAGCCGTTATAGGATACCGCGTCATTGACGACGTAAGCCGTCGCGCCGGACCATGTGCCCTGATACTGGGTAAAGGCCGGTCCACGGTCGCCCTGCGGCCCCTGCGGACCATCCTCGATGACTTCAACAACTAGCGTCGTCATGTCACCGTCCATTCGATAAGATAGACGGACCCGCCAATGTGGGTGGTCGTGGTGCCGTCAATCGTGCGCTTGAGCGTCCAGCGGCCTCGGAACTTCGCATTCGGAAGCGCATCGGTGGCCGTGTCGGAGAGGGTGAACGTCGCCTCTCCCGTCGTGGGGCTGGAAATCGTCCACGCCGATCCTGTTGATGGATAGGACAACGTGGTCCCATCCGCGAAATCGAATTGGATTGTGAGTGTGGACCCTGTAAGATCAAGGGCGGTTAGTGCCCCGTCCGCCTCATAGTATTTGAGGCGAAGCTGTAGGGTGAAGTCGTCACCCTTCTTGATCTTGATGTCCTTGCGTGCCGTGGTGCCCATCAGGTCTTAATGATCCAGTTGGAGAACAGGGCGGGTGAAAGCGTGGTCGCGGCAGTGCCGGAGCCAACCGAAGAGGTCGTGAAGGTGTGGGTGTGGGCACCATTGGAAGATGTCGTGGTCGTGCCGCCCGACTTCATGCGACCAGCGCCGCCAGAACCGCCCGCGCCGTCGCTCTCAATCGCAACGGTGTGCGTATGAGCGCCGTCCGAGGATGTCGTGCCGGTGTGGGTATGAGCGGGGATATTCGCTTCAACCAGGGTCGTCTGTGCAGCGCCGCCCGTTCCACCGACGCTCGTTCGCCCGGTGATGGCAGAGGGGATGCGGGCCGCATCGCTGCCGCCCATGTTGTCGCGGCCATAGGGAGCCCTGCCCCGCATGTCGGGGACGTTGAATGTGGTCGCACCGTCACCCGTTCCGAATGCCGTCCCGATGACCGCAAACAGCGCCGAATAGGTGGAGCGGGAATAGGCCGTGCCGTCGCAAAGCAGGAACCCCGTGGGGGCGGAAGTCCCGCCATAGGGGATGTATCCACCAGTCGGAACCGCAGTGACGGATGGAGCGGAAACAAGCTCACCGACAGGATCGGCGGTGCGGACCGTCGTGCCTGCGGAGGTCTTCAGAACCGCCTTGCACATCCCGTCTGGCAGGTAGATTGCCGAGAAGGTGCCGGTGGAATCCGCCACGACAGGATTAGCGTGAGCCGTGGTCCTGTCCTTGTCCTGATAGACCGTGACAGGCGTGGTCGTGCCGGTCTCGTAGAAGTAGAGCAAGGCACCAGCAAGCGGCGCGCCGGAAGCCGCCTCGAACTGAGACCAAGGCGGTGAAAAGAGAGTGACGGACATTCAGCACCCCGAACGAAAAAAGCCCCCGCAAAGGGGGCTCGTGTGGTGGACGTGTGTGTGGACGTTAGGGGGCTGCTGCCCCCCCGGCTGGAACGTTGTTCCGGTCCTCTTCGCTCTGTCCGAACCGCTGATACGGAAGGGCGCGGAAGAGGCTGTTTGGGTCTACCGTTACGCCAAGTTTGTCGCCCAAGGTCGAAGCGAAGTTACGAGACGCAATCTGAAGCCCTGAGACGGTGGCGGCGGTAGGAGTTTGGATGGCAAGCTGATAGGCGCGCGACCAGCGAGCGGCAGAGGAAGCCGTAGCCGGAGACGCAAGAACGCGAGACACGACATTGCCGCCAAGGACGGTTGCCATCGTCGTGATAGGGCTAGCCAGCAAACCGGCACCGATGCCAGCAGCAGAAAGGTTCTGCGCCGTTCCCGATGGGTTGCCGAACCGCTGAACCTCACGCGAACGACTGGAAATCGTGGCAATGTCGTCAAGGGCCTGAGCGTGGGTACGGTTTCCGGTTGCCCGAAAGAGGATGTCCTTGCCCCGCTCGGAAAGCTTCCCGTAGTCAGTAACAAACCGGGCCGGGGAGAAATTCCCATCACCATCCCTTCCAAGGCGGGAGACGATGACGGAAGCTACTTCATTCCACTCGTCCGGCTGCATGGCCTTCCGGGCGGTCGAGAGCTTCCAGATGTCAGCCGAGGCGCGAGACGACGCGGCGTTCTGGATTTGGGTAATGATACCCTCGTCCGAATTGGCGTTCATGATCCGACCAAGCGTCTCGCGGCGCTGCGTCCAAGCCGAATACCACTGATCCGCCCTTTTATGCGCCTGATAGGCAGCGGGGCCGGCAGCACGAGCGGCAGCGTCAATATCAGCGGTCAGGGCCGCGCCAATCTGCTTGAGTTCAGCATTGGACATGCCCTGCGGCGTGTTCCCAAAACTGGTCATTTCATTCAGGCGGGTGCGGAGATCGCGCATTCCCTGGTATGTCAAGCCCCCCCTTTGTAGGGCTTCATCAATGACAGAGACGGCCTGCCCCTGCCCAAGCCCAGCCGCCTGATTGCGGGAGACGATCTGTTGCGCGATCTGCGAGGTCTGCCCAATAGGGTAAACCTGACCGGGCGGCACCAACTGCTCAACGCGCCCATAAAGCTGATCAGCGCGAGCCGGCATCGCGACCCTAACTGTCTGCTCGATACCGGAGCGAGCGGCAGCGCCGGCTGCGTCTGCGGTCGGGACGGCACCACCACCAAGGGCAGCGGCGGTGTCATCCATCCGCGCGCCCATCTGCTGAACCATGCGATCCGTGTTCCGAACAATCGGGTCCCCAGCCAAGGGAACGTTGCGAACGCCCTGCCCAACCCGCTGCATCGCGGTAGAATCCGTGGCGATGAGGCGAGGCACCTGCACGCCCTGCCTGTCAGCCGCATCTATGACAGCCTGACCAGACGGGCGGGTCGTGATGGCGTTCTGCGGAAGTCGCGGCCCGACAAGAGCGTTAAGAGCGCCTCCTGTCACACCGCCGACGACAGCGCCCGTTGCCGCCCTTTGCGCCCTATCAGCCAGACCGTCACCCTGACCGGCACCGAAGGCCGCGCCATAACCAGCGCCGACCATGGCACCCCGGCCAAGCCGCGTCATGGCATTCGCTGGCGCGGAAAGCTGACCCACCGGGAGGGCAAGGCCGCCGCCAAGCTGGGAGCCAATCGACAAAATCGGGGACTGTGCATCATAGGCCGCATTCACGCCGCGCTGACGGTCGAGGTTGGCCCCGTAACGCTGCGAGAAGGTCGCCCCGTCGCCACGCCCGACAATCGTGTCGAGGAACGCCACTGTATCGTCCATGAACGGGTTGACGCCGCGCGCCACGCCCTGAACAATCGTGTTTGCCGTCCGCATAACGGGGTTCTGCTCGGCAAGGCTGCGCTCTGCCTCCGCCTGCGCTTGCTGCCGGCGCGTCTGGCTGTCACGCGGGCGAATGGTGATCTCGGGAATGGATCGCTGCTGGGCAACCGCCTCGCCCTGTGCGGGGAGACCCCCCTGGAACTGCGCGAACGTCTGATCAAGGTTCGGAGCGGAAAGCGCACCAGGAGACGCGGGTGCCGTGGCTGCGAAGGTCGCGCCGACATCGGGCGTTCCGAGAGGTGCGCTTGCCGGGCGTGGGGAAGGCACAGGAGCCGTTGCGCCTTCCGGGGGCGCATCGTCCCACTGGATTGCCAAAGCGGGCTGTGCGGGGGCTGCGGAGGGCTGTGCGGCGTCGATCCTGCGGGGCGGGTTCTGCGAATAGTCGAACTGCGGCCTGTTCTGCCACATCTGGTCAACGACCTGCTCGCGGGTCGGCTGGGCACCGGGGGCGGCTGGGGCAGCGGGGGATGCTGTCGGGGCGGGCGTTGCTGCGGCTGGTGCTTCCGGGTCCGGGGTATCATCCCACTGGATGCCGGCAGTCAGAGCACCTGCCTGATCCCACAAGCCACCAGTCTGGCCGGGCATGGAAGGGGATGCCGGTGTGGCGGTTTGCTGACCGGGAAACGGGATGCCGTGCGGGTTGCTGGACGCAGACGGAGCATAGCCGAGCGTGAAGAACCGATGCCGCCCGATATCATGACCGGAACCGTTATCCCATGAGGGAGCCTGACGGCCAAGGCCAGCCTGTGCGGTCGGTGAATAGAAATGCGTCGCGCCCCCGGTCGGGTCCTGAGACTGACCGGAAAAGAACGGCTCTAGCGCCTGTGCCACCCGCTGATAAGACGGGTCTGTCGGCTGGATAGACTGAAGACGGGCGGCTGTGGTTGGGTTATTCCACGGCTCGAACTGATTGCGGGCGAACACGATGTCCCGAGCGCCACGACCAGCCGAGCGCATACGGTTGGCGATGACGTGGGCAACGGCTAGCTGACCGACAGGACCCTCGGATGCAGCCTCACCAATAACGGTGCGGATGATGAGATCGCGTTCGGTCGGATCAGTGATCATTCAGCTACCACCAACTGTCCGTTGCGGACGATAACGCGGGTTCCATCGGGAAGGCGTCCGGTCCTTCCTTCGGTCGCACCAGCGGGAGCCGGGCCGATGACGCGGGGACTAGCCGCAGGAGCGGCAGCGGGAGCCGCTGCGCGGGTCGCTGGCTGGCCTTGCGCAGGAGTGGCTGCCGACGCAGAACCGGCTTCCTTGGGAGCCAATCCGAGACGGGATAGCGGGATGCCAAGCGCCGCTTCAATCTCAGCCGTAGACCGGCCTTGCTGGACGTAGGTTCCTGCCAGCCTTTTCGCGCCGGCTTCGGCAACCTGCCGCTGGACTTCAAGATTGGCTCGAATGGCAGCAGGCGTCATGCCGGGGTTGATGTCAGCCTTCTCGAACGCGGCCTTTTCCGTCGCAGTCAGGGCAGAGCCGAACAGTTCGTTCCGGACCTTGTTCTTAAACCTATCGTAGGACTGCCACCACGTCGCCGCTTCCTGGTTCCCGATGCCGGTATTGCGCGCAAGCTGGTTCGCCGCATCACCGATGGCGGGGACGCGCCAGCCTGCATAGTTGTCCTGAAAGCCTGCGATGAAGCGGTCAGCATCCGAGACGCTTGATCCTGCATCAGACAGCTTGCCAATCGTGCCGCTATCAAGGCGCGGAGCCTCGCCACGTCCACGTGCCTCTGCCTGCTGCTTGATGACAGCGGGGTCCTGCGGTCCACCGGGGATCGGCTCAACGCCGCCATTGGCGCTGCGACGGAACCCGGCAGGAATGCCCTGCTGTGCGATCTGCTGCTGCTGCATCGTCTCCTGACGCTGCGCGCGTGCCTCGTCTCGGGTGTCGCGCCGGCCCTGCAACTCAATGGCCTGCTGGCGCTGCTGGATGCCCACAAGCGTCGCCTGGAGCTGAAGGGCCGCCTGCGTTGCCGCCATGCCACCCTGGATTTGCTGAAGGGCAGACATGGACGCCCGCGCCGCTACATCCGCGACTTCCGGGCGACCACGATAGGACGAGACGTTGACGCCGTTCTGCTGAAGGAAGTCCAGCCCCTGCTCGAACTTCGCAGGATCAACCTGACCATCTAGAGAACCGCCCTTCGCGCCAAGCGAAATCGAGCCGATCATCTGAATGGCCCGCATCGCCTGTTCATCGCGCTGGCGCTGCTGTCCAAGACCATCATTAGCCTGCTGAGACGCAAGCTGGTTGCCCTGAATGAAACCCTGCATCGGGTTGATCATGTTGTTCATAGAGACAGCCCCGACATGATGCCCGACGAATAGCCGTTATTCCCCGAGAAGCCGGAGAACTGCGGCTGCTGGCCCCAATTCTGAGAGCTAAAGGCGTTCATCACCGGGCCGTTCGGATTGGTCAGGTAGCCAAGCGCGGTGTTCCACGAATTAGCCCCCTGCATGATGCTGGACGCCTGCTGATTGCCGCCCTGCATCGCGATGTTCGACATATTCCCCGCCGCGCCCATTGCAGCCGCGTTATTCTGCGAGGTCTGCGTCTGGCCCATGCCCGCCATTGATGCGAGGCGGTTCAGGTAGTTTCCATATTCCTGATTGGCGAGGCCGCTGGTGGTGGTCGCAAGCGCCTTCATGGCGTCGCCGGAACCCGCCATGCCGAGAGCCGCAAGCCGGTTCTGGACCGCATCGTTCGCCTGCTGAACCTGGAACTGATAGCCGGGCGTCTGCTGGAACCCGACACCCTGCGTCATCTGCCCGCCCCAAGCCGAGGTGGCATTCGACGTTTGACCGGCGGGGGAATTGGCAATCCCGCCCGTCTGGAAACGGCCATCGTTCATGGCGTTCTGATTGGAGCCCTGGGCGTACTGCGAACCGACAGGCCCGGAGTTGGGATCGTAGAATACCGGGTTCTGCGGACGCGACAGACCTAGACCATCCATTAGACCATAAAGCGCGGTCTGCCCGGCATACATCCACGGTGCGTTGTCAACGCGGGTCTGCTGAAGCGCATCCCTCTGGAATTGCGTCGCCTGTGCCTGTGCCGCAGCCTGGGTGTTAGCCGCGCTCTTTGCAGCCGAGGACGATAGAGCCGCGCCGCCGATAGCGCCGGCAGCACCGACGCCAGCCGCGATCAGCCCTGATATTGCCGCCATTAGATAGCCCTCATGTAAGAGGTTTCCGCCTTGGAATAGCCGCGCCGCTCAAAGACCCGGCCAAGGGCCTTGTCGCGCTTTCCACCAAGACATGAGAGAGTGACCGCCGAAGCGCCGCGCGCCTCTGCCCACCATTCGAAATGATCCAGAAGGGCCATGCCATCGGCATCCGCCCACCAGAACGTCTCCACCGCGACCTTGTGAGCCGGGTTGAAGTAGAGAGGCACCAGAGCCCCGCCGATCATCCCCCGTTCATGGCAGAGAACGATCCCGTCCGGGTTGCTGATCGTACCCTCTAGAAACGCTGCACAAGCCTGCGGATCGTAGGGAACGAACGTATAGTCAGACATGGCGTGGAACTTCGCGCCCATCTCGACAATCCTGGGGATGTCGGAAAGACGAGCCTGACGGATCATTGAGCCCTGCGAACACCCGAAACCGTGAGCGTCACCGTATCGGCAACGCTGGCATATGCGTAGATCGACGCCCCCGGAGGGATGGCCTGATTGACCAATCCCGTGAGTGAAACACTCGACAGCGCCGGCACGTCCTGAAACGAAACCACGATGTATTGAGCCGCAGGGCTTTCGCCGTTCGGCACCACATAGACAACAACCTGGGCATCAGTTCCGGTCGGATTGGCTGCTGTCGCCGCCGTCACCTCACCCGCCTGATTGAACGAGAACGATGCGTAGGCAACCGCGCTCAAGGTCAGGATTTGACCAGCTATAAGCTGCTCAACGCTCCGTTCCGTGATCCTTGCGAGGTATGCCCTTGCCTCTCTCGTCAGGAACCGCCTGTCATCCACAAACTGAATGTTCTGCGGGGCGGCGCTCACCCCAGCACCTGCGCTTCCATGCGCCCTGAAACGACTGTAAACGGGGCGTTGTCGGTGAAGCTCAACCGGAACGTCCAGTCACGGGCAATCCCGAGGTTACGCCACACGGCGCGGCGCTTGTAATCACCCACAGCACCCAAGGCCCGCGTCCTGACGTTGCCGAAAGTCATCCCGTCCTTTGCAAGAGACAGCATGACAGAGGGCGAAACACCCGGATCAACAATCCCCGTCTCGCAATCGAGCCAGTAGGCGTCAATCTGAATGCGCTTGCCGTTGTTATAGATCGGCGGGGCGATTGCCACACGCTCGAGAATGTCGCCGTTGTCCTGATAGGCTGTCGGGACAAGCTGGCAGACGCCACCATGGCCCAAAACCACAGTCGCACCGAGCCGATGAGGCCCCACGATGTCCCAGGATGCGGACTCCCACGTCTTCGCCTGATGCCACGCACCCGTTGCGATGTCATAGGCGACCGTCAGACGCCCCGGAAACGTCAGAACATAGAACTTGTGCCCCGGAATGGCGTAAACCCACGCATAAGCGTCCGAATAGGGCCTTGCTTCGCCAATCAGGCGCTCAACACCCTCATCCGAGATGCGCGCGGGCCGGTATCCATCCGCCCGGTAGACCATTCCATCGTTTCCAAGCCAGAAAACCGTGTTGTCTTCGGCTGCAACCGTGTAGGCACCGCCGCAGCCCCTCTCAAGGGCAACGCCGCCAACCCGCTGAAACGAAAACCCGGACGTGCCGACGTTCTCCCACACCTCAATGGAGGTCTCACCGAACAGCCAAATCTGACGATGATCGGTGAACACGCGAACAAGCCTGTCCGGCTGGCTTTCGGCGGTGGCGAAATTCAGCACGCCAACCGTCGTGAAGTCGTTGAGGTCGGTCCTGTAGAACCGTCCCGAATTGCGGTCGTTGAACACGCCGTAGCCGTCAAGGGCAGCAAAGGAGCCTGCGGCAGTGATCGGCAACGATGTCTGCGAGAACGTCGTTCCATCCCATGAATAAAGGCCGAAGCCGTCGCAAATCCCGATCTGCGTGGCGTTCTCACCGAAGGAACACTTGCCGTTAGCGGTCTGAAGCGTCCCGAGACGAATGCTTTCCGTCGTGGTCAGGCGGTAGAACCCGTCACCAATGACAGCATAGTCACCGCCCTTCAGATAGGCGACGCCGCGCGCTTCTCCACTCACCGAATGGTTTTTCTGCACACCAGGGCGACCGATGCGGACCAGCCCGCCACGCCCCTGCGGGACCTTCTCAACGTACATATTGATCAGGTTTTCGCGGGTGTTCTGCTCTGTCGCACTCTTGCCCGCCTTGATGGCAAACGGGGCTTCAAGCATCTAGTAATCCACCAGCCGCTGAGACGGCATAACCGGGATGTCGTTGTCCGCGTTCACGCTATCGGGATCGTATGAGGCGTTCTGGATTGCCTCCTTGCCGTTGTTGCAGAGGTTCACCGTCACAGCGTCCGGCTGCTTGCCATAGCGGGGGGCAAGGCGGACAGCGAGGCAGGCCGTGAAAGCCTCATTCCCCTCATCACCAATGGACGAGAGGCCGTAGGTGTCCACCGATACCGTCTCTGTAAGGCTGTCGAGCGTGGGGGCGGCCATGATGGTCTTTTCCAGCACCCACTGTTGAAGCATGTTATTCAGGGCTGTCAGGCCGCGCTGCGCTTCGTAGTCCTGAAGCGGCTCTTCTGCTTCGTCGATCCCGAGCATGGCGCGGGCGTCAACGATGATGTCGTGTGCTGTCGCCATGGGAACCTC